TTATCGGGTTCGTGGTCTGACTGTTTGCCTACTAGGTCTGCTTGTTTATTAAGTAGTCTTGTTTCTGCTGATAGTTTTGCCGATTGGTTGTTTGCTAGTTGTTGGTTAACGCCTGCGGTTTCTCGTTGTGCTTTATCTGATGTGCCAAGTGAACCTGCATTTACGTTTGTACCAGGTGTTGCTCCTTTTGTTGCTGAGAGTATCGGGTTAAGGCCTGCAAGATGCATGTCTCTTACTGTGCGTTGATGTGATGTGCCTTGAAATTCCTTTTGTCTGTTGAAAGCCCGTGTTACCTGGTGTTGTTGGTGAATGAGTGCGTCGTGTGCGGAGAGTCCGCCTTTTCCGCCGCCTAATCCTAGTGCTGAGCCTATACCTCCTGCTAAGGCGCCGCCAATAGCGCCGCCAATTGGTCCACCAAATGATGAACCAAAGCCGCCACCAAGTGCGTCTAGAAATGATTGGGCTGAGAAGGGTGAGCTTCCGGTTTGTGCAGCTGGTACGAATGGTCCTTGAGCCATTAGAATCTATCCATGTTACCTGGTATGCCATATAACGGCATAGGTCGTGCTGCTTTGACCGAGAAATATGCATCTAGCATGAAATCTGGTTCTGAAGGTACTGCAACGACTCTGTTCCAAGGTGTATTAGAGTTTATGAATGATGCGTTTAACGCGGGTAGTGATCCAAATTCTTCGGATAAGTGCCATGCGTCTAATGAAGTAGCGTGTGTTGGTCGCATTCGGTCTGATAGTTGGCTTGGATGAAATCTATATTCTGCGTAGCGTTCCTGATATCCAAAGACTTGATCGTCTGCTGCTGTATTTTGTAAGTAAATTTCTTTATTGAGAACAGGTTGTTCGCCAATTTGTGCAAGTGCGGGCCAGTAGAAGTCGTACCTGGTCTGGCGAGACCACATCCTGTGAAGTCCCTGTGAGTAAGTTAAATCTGCGCGTACTGTAACAAAACCCATAACAATGCCGTGCTCAGTAAAAGACTTAGTAAAGCCGTGATTACTAAAGCCAGCAGTGCCAAAAGCGGAGAGGTTACCTTGTGGAGACGTTCCGTCTGTACTTGATGTTTGAGCAACTGGTGTAATGTTAACTGGAGAACGGCCGCCGCCAAGATAAACAGGGCGCCATGCTCGCCCGTCAGGGCTAGTAGTGTTGAAATGACTTCGTATGATCTCGATATATCTGGAGCCGCCACGTGAATCACGCTCTAGTAGTTTTTGTATTTGAAATGCTTGTCGTAGATCATTTATTGTTGCTGCTGTTGCACTCGTAAGATCGGCACGTATGTATGGATAGCCTGCATTGCTTGGATCGTCTTCGATAAATAATCTGTTAGGTGTTGTCGTTGTAACATTGAACGCATTGGTGTTGTAATCTGTAGCATCAACTCCTCCACTTTCTCTAACGGTTCCGATTCCGGATTGATTGAATGTTTGTGTTGTTTCTGTTGCTAGTCCTAATACTGGTGCTTCTGTGCCTAAAGGTAAAGTAACTGCGTCACCTTTTTGTGGCCATGGTAAGGCGGATGTAAAGTAATCGTGTTTTTTGCATATTTGTCTAACAAACTGATAATTGGCTGCATTATCTGGTCCATCGTCGGTTTCTACTGATAGTGAATCTTGTAAGTTTTGATCTCTAAACCACTCGTTCCATATCATATTATAGGCACGTGATGGTAATGCGGATACTGATACGTCATCGATGTTAGGTGGTATGCCCATATAATCCCATAGTCTTCCTGATGGGTTGACTGATGAGCTAAGAACCACTTGGGGTATTGTGTAGTCTATTGAGCTGTCTGGATCTGGATAGCGTTCTCCCATAAATCTGCGCCAGTTATCCCATAGTATTCGATAAGGTACTTCAAAGAAGAATGTTTCCATTACTGCATTATCGATAAGTGGGAAGATTGGAGTATTTAACCTGGCAAAGCCTGTCATGTTTACATTGAAAGTATCACCTGGTAAAACTTCTTCCATGTAGATAGGTATTAGTCTGTCTGCGTCGAATGTTGTTTTATGTCCATGAGACATATTGAATGTTGATCGTTGAATTTTTGCGTCGGGTGTCATACCGAAGCGGTTTGTCATTACTGATTTCATTAGTTTTTGGCCTCGTTGTTATATATGTCTTTTTTCGGATTTATTGTTTTTTTATATCCTTCATCATTGTAATCGTTTGTAAATTCGATTAATTCGTCTTCTGTTTTTGGATATGTTTGTCTGGCGGCTGTTAATAGATCCATTATTTTATCGCTTTTGCTGACAATTTCTGAAGTATTGTCATCGTATTCTCCAATGTTATATAAGCTGAAATCTTCAGGATTTTGTGCATATTGATGTTCTGGATTTTTAACGCAATTTTGAATGATACGGATTGCGGTTTCATTGTTTACGTTAGTGAAGGGTTGTGAGTAGACCTTTGCTTTGTTGTCGTAGACTGCAAATATATACATTTTCATTATTGTTTATTCCTTTTAAGTGTTTTCTGTTGTTGTGTTTTGCATTTCTCTATTTCGAAGAGTCGTGCTCTGGTTTGGTCTGCTGCTCGTTTTGCAGCTTTGAATTTTCGTTTGAGTTTAATTTGTTGTAGTCGTGCTTCGTCCTCCTCTTGTAGTAATTTGTCGTAATATTTTGGGATTCCGTGTTTTTTTCCATTGGTGACCAGGTACGAGCTTGGGTAACAGTCTGATTTATATTTTGCGTACCAGTTTTTGCCGATGGCTGGTTTTCTAGACATGAGTGCGAATTCTGGTTCGAGTTCGACATTTTCTGCGTAGTGAAGTACTTCACCAGTGACTGGCTCAATGTCAATAATAGTTCTCGTATAATGATCTTTTTGAGCATCGCCTGTTATTTTTTTAACGCAGTAGCGTGTTGTGTATGCGCAATTTTCGGGGCTGACGTCTGCGATAAGGTGATTTCCTTTATTCCATAGCTTTGTAAGAGTTTGACTAAGATAATAAGGATTTTCCACTTCAGTGTTTTGTATTTTGATTTTGTCGGGAAAATCATAGCCAAAGATAAGCGCATGAAAGTGAGGTCGCCATGTTGTGTCGCCGTACTCTCCACAGAGGTAATAGGATATTTTCTTTGGGTAAAGTGTTTTTCGTAATCTTTTAATGAATTTTTGAGCATGATCCTTCCTTAATGAATAATCATTGGGTAAGTGTTTGTCGTCGTATGTCAGGGTAATAAAGCAATTTGTATCATGGAGTGTAGATTCATGATAGCAGCGTATTGCCCATTGGTTTGCGTGTGAGAGTCTACAACCGATGCATTGACCACATGGTAGGTCAAGCTCTTTGTATATTCTGTTTGGTTTAGTGAAGACAATTTCGTCTTTTCCGTTGTCTGTTTTGTTGTGTGTGACATAAGCCCTCAGGGGTCGATAGCAAGCCATTTATAATCGGGTTCCACCTCGCATTATTGGGGTGAAATGATTTGATCTGTGTACTCTGCCCGCTGTGGCTTTGAACAGGTTTCTTGATTTTTTCTTAGGTAGTTTTGATCGTTTCATGTTTTTCGTCCTCGTCGCTCGTGCTCTATGTGGATGTGGGTTGATTTTAATATGACCTGAAATGATCTGTCCAGGTGTTTTAGTGTTTTAACGATTTTCTCATGTACCTTTCTGACTATGTGGTCGTCCAGATCGCGGATTCTGATATCTACTGCTCTGCCGACATAGTGTAGTGAGCCTTCTCGATGAAAGCCATCGTCCGTAGATGTTACTACTAGTGCATGTCCGTTTTCGTTATAGATTGGCTCTATTCTCGATAATGCTAAAAGCATGATGGGTTCGAGATTGTTTCGGTGTACTCCTGATTTGTATTGAATCATGTTGTAAGCCTTTGTTTTTACTGACGGTGTCAGTGGGACAGTTATAGTCAAGTAAATTAACTGTCCTTTTTGACTTTTTGTCGCTTTCGCTCCGTTATTCGTTCACACCCTGTTATTTCTATTCAGGGGGTGTTTCTGTTGGTTTTGAGGGGTTAGGTACCTTGTTAGGTTTTTCAACGGGTATAGCGTCGTCTGTTGCGCTTGAGGGTATTTCTGAAGGTGTGGCTAAACCCCATTTTACGAGTTGTCTAATATTTTGGGGATTTGTTGCGTAGTCGATGAAGGCTCCTGCGTCGTTATTGAATTGTGATCTGACCTGGCTAGGTATCTCCATGAACATTTGTTGTGCTTTTTCTACTTTTTCGATTGAGTCCTGTAAATCGGTTGAAGTAAATTCGCCGTATACGGCTTCGAAGTTGTTGGCTTTTTGAAGTATGCCTGTTGCCTGATATTTGTGGACTATTTTGTTGACGTCGAGTTCATCTGCCAACGCTTGTTTTGTCCTGGTTGGCGTTGTGTTTTTGGTTATTATTGGTCGTCGTGTTTTTGTTTTGTCGAACGACTCAAATGGTTTTCTGATTTTAATCATTATCGTTTGCCTCTTGATCCCTTGGATCTTGTCATTTTAGGATTTTTGGTATTTAAGAAATCTTTTGCTGATGATGATGTTTCTCTTGGGTCGGTTTCTACATCGACCAGGTCTGATGCTAAGATACCGGCTTTTACAAGTGTAGCTATTTCGCCAGTAAAGCCCATCATTTTAATTTTACGAATTAACTCACCGGCTGCTGATTTGCTTATTGCTGCGTCTACCAGTAATGGTGCTAGTTCTGCTCTTGCCTTATTTACCTGTGCTTCTGTTAAATTTGTATTTTGTATAAGGAGTTTAAATTGTTGAGTAAGATTTTTTGTTTCTTCATCTGTTTTTGCTGTATCTGCTATGGTTTTGGCTATTTGCTGGCGAGCCAAGCCTGATTGTACTGTTGTTAAGCCTTGTTGAGCTATTTTTAGTTTGTTTTCTG